TTTCTGGGAGAACTGGGCCGCTGATTGGGCCAAGGTATCTCTCTGCAACTGCGTCTGGGCAGTAGCATTCAGCATGTTGAACCCAGATTCAGCGTTCTGGGCAAAAGTCTGTAGGCCTCCCCGGTAATCTTCCTCCGAGATTTCCCCCTTCTGCCACTTGGGGTACATCAAAGTTACCCAAGCCTGAAAGTTGTTGTTCTTCTCCTGCTGTGCCTGAAGCTGGGCAAGCTGGGCCAGACTTACCTGGGCATTTGCCAATGCTGCTGAGGCTGATGCCCCACTAGCTCCAGCGGAAGCCCTTCGCGAATCTATCTCTGCCTGCGTGGCTGCAACAGAAAGCGCATGGTCTTGCGTATATGTACCGTACTTAAGTTCAAATTCTTTCTGGTCTCTGTCCGCCTTGGCCTGCGCGTCTGCTAAGTCCTGAGCATCCTTGGCTTGCTGGGCATCTGTCCTGACGGTGGGAAAAGAACTAAATAGTTGATTGATTCGAGCGTTTACAGTAGCCAGATCATTATAATATGTCGGTAAATTGACTTGAATCTCTATCTGATCGATATTGGACAATTTATAGGCAGGATTAGCCAGGATTTTCTGAGCGTACTCAGTCTTGATCTTTTCAGCGGCTGCAATCTTCACATTCAACGCGGTTTGCTGTTGCGTGGTGGCAAGCCATTGCTGCCAACGAATATCAGTTGCAGCCATACCGGAAGGGGGAGATGCAGGACCCGGAGTAACCATTATCGTGCAAACATCCTTTCACGGATAGCTGGATCATTCACTGCGCGGTCAATGGAAGCGCTGCGCTGGCCCTCATCAAACTTGGTTATAGGGTCAAGGTATTTGGTGGTTGTTCCAGTTCCCGCCCCGTACATGAGTCCTAATGAAAGGTCATCATTACTGATGGGGTACTCTCTCCCTGCCTGCAATTCGTTTAAGTATTTACGGGTCAATTGAATAGCCTTGTCAATTTTCTTATCTTCAAACCGATTGCTTGAACCAATGTATTTGGGGCCGGTGGAAGTGCTGAGCGATCCAAATACTTGTGCTGGTTGGGAGTTTCTCACCAAGGCATCAACTTCCAAGGAAAGTTTCCGCAAGTCTTCCACCTGTTGCGTGGCGTCCAACGCCTTGAAGTTCGGGTCAGCCCGCAAGTTCACAATTGCATACCGGGTTGATTCAAGAACGGTTTGCCTGGCCCTATCGCGCAGTTTCTGCGTATCCGCTCCCCCCACCTGCCTATAGAACGCTCCAATCAAGGGGTCCAATCCGGGAATGCCCGTGACTGATGTCCGCGACTGGAGGGCCGGTTCTCCAAAGTTCTCCTGCCCCAAGGCATTCAACCCCTTGTTCAAAAGGTTTGAACCGGCCTCAGTCGCATCAAGCGCCTGTTGTCCAAGACCCCCCGTCATGCTAGTGATGAAATGCTCGACCTTTGCAGGGGAAGGAGTGATGTTGATGCCTTGAGGGGTTGGAACCTTTGCAAGTGCGCGGGATAGCCCCTTGGCGAATGCGGTTGTCCAAGGGCGGGATTGCTCTTCAGGAGGCAGGGTCTTGACCACGTCAGGAACAATCTGCTGACCCCGGAACGTGTCGTAGTTGGTTTGATTCTCAATGAGGGCTTTTGCCACCGGAGGCAGAGGAACCATCCCCACTCCTTGCAAGGGGTTCAAGGAACTCAACATGTCAAGCAGAACCTTGCTCCAACTTTCCGGAGGAATCTTCCCCTCGTCAGGCCCTTCCACCGGAGTCATTCCTGCCCGTGCCCGGAGAGCATTGCCTCCGGCCAAGGAAGCATTGCGTGCAATCTCCGTATTCATGCCCGCAGTAAGTAGCGAGGTAAGTCCCTGAACTTCCTGAGGCACAGGAGCGTACAAGAACCTGGGCGCACCAGGTGTCCCGTTGGCTTGATCCGGATTTCTCCCCAACATGATGACCAAGGAACTGTTCTTGATGTAATCGGGAACTTCAGCATACTCATCAGGAAATTGTGATTGGTTCCATGCTTCTGCCACCAACTTGGGCAAGGCGACAAGAGTCATGATGGAAGTGGCAGTAGCCATCCTGTTACCCTTGGCAAAGTCTCGCCTGATCAGGTTTTCTGGACCTTGCAAGGCAACATTGAAGAAGGGCACCCACTGGTTCCAGGCCTTGGAAAATGTTCCGGCCCGATCAAAGTCCATCGTGACGTTGCGGGCGGAAATAGCAGATTGCGCCGGCGACATTCCCCGGCGCGAGGCAATACGGAACTCTGCAAGCCTTGGAGCAGCTTCTGATGCTTGAATGAACTGGGGGATTTTAGCCTTGCCCGCCAGTTCCTCCACGGCTGTTCCCGCTTGCTGGAACCGTTTCACCATGGCTTCCGCCCAGTTTCCGGCATCCGACAAGGACTTGATTTCCTGCGCCCCGGAGGCAAGTACGGAATCCCCGCGGAGCTTGGCCTGTATCTGAAGAGGGGTCAACCCGTCAAAGAGGTTTTCTCCTATGACCCCCAATCCGGTTAGGTCTCGGATATCCGCGTTTCCAGAATTGGTTAGCAAATCCTTATACGCATTGAAGAGTTCCCGAGTTCCTTCGCCAAACCGGCTTCCTCCAGCCCTCCCCACACCAGAATTGCGGGTAAGCATCAGGTAAGCGTCACGGAAAATGTTTCTCGGTACCCACCCGATATTGGCAGAAGTAGCCCCAGCCTTGAGCAAGGGACCTCCAAGCGCGTAATTGAGGAGCTTTAGCTTGGGTCCGAGGGTATCACCTGAAACCTTGATGAGGTCCTCATAGGATTTATCAAGCAGGTATTCAACCTTCTTGCCATTCTGCCAGACCTCGAATACGACATCATTTGGAGGTACGGCCTGGTTAGGAAGCTTGGGCCTCAGGGCGGTCTGGAATCCCGGAACAGTAGCTTGCAAACTCTCCAGTTCTTTGGCTATCTCATTGCGATTAACCAGATTGAAGACGGAGCGAGACTGGTTGATGATGGAAGAAACCGGGTCCATGCTATTCCGCAAGGTACCCTCATCCGTCATGTGTTGCAGGAGTCTGTCTCGTACCGAAAGCTGCTGGGTAGCTCCAGCCAAACCAGGTTTCTCAGTAAATGCCCCTAGGTAATCCTGTACATCATATTTGACATAATGCTTCATCTCTTGCTCAAAGAGATCAAAGGTTTCCTGGTCCCACAACCCGGAATCCAATAGTTTCTGCCTCAGCTTTGTTGTGGTGTCCCAGATTTGCTGGGCTGCTTGCTGGACTGCAGAAATGGAGTTCCTATCATTATTCAACGCCGCTTCAAGACTTTGCTGGATTTGCGTCAACGGTGCAGCTTGAATAGGAGTACGGCCTAAGGCCTGCTGGTCCCCAAGTCCAAACCTTGTACGATTCTGGATATCAAGCGTGTATTCCGATCCTGATACACGGTTGTTCACGGCATCTTGTGCAGCGACAAGTTCCGCGGGGGTACTTGCGGCAGTTTCCAGTTTCTTGCCGGTGAACATGGCCCTATCCAGACTGTCCATCTCACGCAAGTAGCCCTGAAGAGCAGTCTTCTGGATGTCTGTCAGGTTTTCAACGGCAGGCCCGATTTCATCCCGGACAAACTGAGAAGCTGACCTTTCAGTACCAGGTAGCAGCCTTGCGAGGGTATACGCTTGGCCTCCCCCAGCTTCCTGCATTGCCCGAAGAGGTTCAAAGCGGTCAAATATCTTGGTATTGAGAATCACCGCAGGAGTACGGATAATGGCATCTAGGGAAGAGTTGGTTTCCCGAGGACTTACCACTCCCTGCATCCTTGCAGCGCGGAGGATGACATTTACAGGGTTGCCAGCACTATCCACCCGTACTGGAGGCTCCACAACTCCTGCACCCGGCAACCTGAGACCCTGGCCCCCTTCCCTCCCAAGAACTTTCCTCAAGGCTCCCGGAACCTGGGACCCTATGACGGCACCGGTTGCGGCTCCGGAAAGCCTCTGACCTAGGGTGGGTTCCTGAGGAGTACCAGCGTTTGACCCTTGATCCTGGGTTCCCGGAAGCCCTTGGGAAAGGCCTTCCGGGTTCATGAACCCCGTGACTCCTCCCACAGCAGCACCGGCCGCTCTTTCTGCCCCTGGGGCCTTGGGAAGGAACCGGTCTGCAAGGCCCCCGAGGGAAGCCCCCATCCACTGCTTGGTCTCCGCGTTCTGGATCATGTTGAGGGAGGTGGGGAAGATGGATAGCGCCAGGTAGGCCTCCCTCGCCATATCTCCTGCCGGATGCATGAACCGAAGTCCATCATACCCAGCAAGAGCAAGCACTCCTGTTGCAAGATTGGGTTGCTGCATGGAAGGGGAAATGGCATCTGTTGCCACTCTGGAGGATGTGGGAAGAAGATTATTGATGTACCTGACAAGAGCGCCCGGATCATTAGGGTCAGCAAACTTGGAGGCCTTGAACCCCTGCTCCAAGTCAGTACCCGTCATGACACGTTCAAGGCTACTTAACCCATTACGCCTCATCGTATTTAGTGCGGAAGCAATGGCCTCAAAATCTGGAGATGTGAGATTATTCACATCAAGAATGTCAAAGGTGTTGGGTACCCGAACTTGCCGGAGTTGCCCCGAGTTTCCGGCATATTGTTGAGCAATCTCCCGAGCATCCGTTAGGTATAGCCCTATCCCATCCCTATCGAAAGGGTTCAATGAAGAAGGGCTTACTGTGTCGTAGGGGTTTGGAGATCCGTGAAGGAATAACGTGCTGTTGCTTGCAGTAAGATCAATCTTGGGAAGTTCACTTACTTTTGCCAAGGAATCACGGAGAGTCTTGATTTCAGGCTTGGATGCAAGGGGTTCCCATGCCCCTGCGCCTCGGGAAAATTGAGAGTTTGATGAGTTGAATACCGTGGCGTCCAGTAAATTGCTCACATCTGAGGGGTGGAAACCTGCATCAATCAAGGACTTGGTAAGTACAAGCCCCGTTTCCACACTTTCAGTTTCCTGAAGCTGTCGCAATGGAACACGCCCCGAAGAGACAGGAATCTTTCTCAAGGTCTCCAGGGAAGTGTTCGTCTGTGCGATAGCGTCTTCAAGTTGTGTACTAATGGACGCTACAAGCAATTCATTATCACGAGCTAAGGTTCCGGCCCCCGGAATACCCAAGCTCGCTTTGTCAAACAACCCTCGTGTAGCATTCCTTACCACCCCCAATCCTTTGGAGAGGGCTTTGCCTGTGAGATCTCCCAGAAGCTGCTCCCCTCCTGAAAGGGGGGCCTTGAGACTGGCTCCGAGGCCAATCATCCCCGGCAAGGTCACATCACCTACCACGGGAAGGGTTGCAAGGGGTTGCTGGGCAGAGTCAGGAAGGGTGGCCTTGGCAGTTTCACTAGCCACTTCAGAGTAGGCATTGAAGGGAACTGCGGAGGCAAACCCTGAGGCTGCTCCTCCCACAATATTCATCCCAGTTCCAACGGGGTCCTGGAGGATGTTTCCTTGCCCCATGGTGGCTTGCGCCTGCCCAATGCCTCCCAGGTATTTGGAAGCGCCCGTCAGTACACCCCGCACAGCGTTTATGGGCACGGTGGCTAGAGGACTCTGCACCACGTCCCCGTATTTGGTGGGAGTGGGGGAGGTATCAGGAAGCATGGAAGCCAGACCTGAGGCCCCTTGGCTTGCCAGGTTGAAGACATTGCTCTTGGCAAAGTCCGCATTCAGGAAGGCATTCCCAAACTGGGTTGCCGTTTGCTTGAGTTGATCTACTATTCCCTGGCCGGGAAGAGGGGCGTTGTACTGATCAGAGAGAACCTGAAGCCTTGAAGCCCTGAGCCTAGCTTGCTCCAATGAGGCATCCATTGTCTGGGAACTTCGCGCCCCGTAGACCGCGGAAAGTTCATCAGGCAGGTTCTCTATAGGTACATAATCAGAAAACCCCTTCCCCATTAGGTTCCCTCAAACACCTTGTACCCACCAGCAATCTGGGACCTCCGGTTCTCGGAGGCCTTCTCCTCGGGGGTGAGGTAGGGGGCCATGGACTGGATACGGGTAAGGAACGCGGGGTCCTTCACCTGGTAGAGAAGGTTGGTATCTGCCCTGGGCCTTGTAGACCCTCCCACGGGAGGCCCTGAGGTCTGCTCATCTATTGCAGAGACAATCCGCTTCTCCGTGATGGAGGCTCTCTGAATGATTCTCTCCTGGAGTGAGTTGAGGTCTTGCATTCCATGCTTTCCTAGATACTGGCCTGAGCCAACTCCGAAACCACAACAACCGTCTTGCTGTCCGGGGAAGTTTCCTTCTTCTCCGGCTTGATGTACATGCTGTACTCATCACGGAACCTGCGCTCAAGCAACCACCCGTACCGCTGCCATTGGTTGGTAGGGGCAATCTTGAGTTGGTTCATCCAGTAGGCCTGCAACTCGGACTCTGCCTTGCCGATCTGCATCATGTAATCGGCATACACGCTAGTACATTCATTGTCCTCAGTGACATCTGCGGTACCCTTAGCCATCCAGGTGTAGTGCGCCCTGGGAGAAACCCCACAGGCCACCGCTGCCCTATTGGGGTGCAGGCCATCCGAGGTGACGCGGTCAACCACCTTGGCAATGAGTTCCTTGGTGCAAAGTACCGGCCGGCGAACTGGGGGCATAGGTTACTCCGTAAACACAACGAATCAGGGGGGGATGGTTTGGGGTTACATGGCCCGGGAGGCTAGGTCAGGGCCAGGTCTAGGTATCCCTACTCCGCCCTGGATGTTCAACCCGCCGGGAAGTCCTTGGGGATTAGGTGCCGTGGGGGCTATGGGAAGACCCATCCCCGGAGCAAGTTGCCCTCCCCCCATCACCTGGAGCATGTCGGGTCCGGCACCCGGAACCGGGCTTTGGGTTGGGGTAGGTGCAGCCAACGGCATCCCAGGTGGGATGGGGCCTTGTGGAGGTCCCCCAGAACTAATGGGTACCCCGTTAGGACCCAGTACAAACCCCGCAGCTCCCGCAGCAGAAGAGACATCCGGCAACCCTAGCTCCTTCCTCACCACAGCAGTTGCTTCCTCCGCCGTGAGGTACCCCATCCTTACCGCGGCCCTAGCCATCCGGGGAATTGCCACCATGGGGTTCCTGAGCATCTCCTCAGTGGCTATCTGCTCTTCCTCTTCCTCAGGATCTTCAAGGCCTAGCCCTTCCTCCCTATGCCTCCGCATGGAGATGGCCTTGGCTTGTACCTGGTTCAAGGAAGCCTCCTGCCTCTGGATCTTGTCAACAGGAAGAAGGGGTTGGAGTTCCAGGGTCAAGTCATACCTGCCATCAATCAACTCTGGCTTGAGCCACAGCCAACTGGCCCCCTTCCCCTTGGAATCCCCATTCCACCAGATAGGTACACCCTCCTCAAACCGATGCTCCACCTGCCACCACAACCACTTGATCATGGTTGATACACAGTTGGTGGCGTTATCAAGCACCGGGGCAAGGGCCGTCTTTGCCTGGGCAATGAGCTGGGCGGCAAGGTACCCGGCCGCTCCTGCACTAGGCATGTCCCCCCTCATGATTGGGGGAAGGCCAAGCAGGTTACTCAACTCCGTCAAGTCATTCTTCAGGCTCTCCAGGATGGTCACCGTGTGCTGGGGCCATACCACGGGTTCTATCTTCTGCCCCGGGTACAACTCATAGCCCCTACCCATCTCCAGGGCAAAGGACCCCATGAACCCGGAGGAACTTCCGCTGGACCCTGTTGCTGCTGCTGCTCCTGCGGCCCCGGTATTCAGGTCAAAGATGCCGCCCTCTGGAGTAGTCTTCTGCCAAGCTGGAAGACTGGCCCACCTGGCCACAATCATCTTCATGTTGATCAGCTCATCTATGGCGTCACAAATCCGCATCAGGCGGAAGGCCACAGAGACTCCCTTGTGCATGGGATCAGGCATGGAGGAATCCATCCCGTTGAAACAGAAATAGGGAAGCGGATGCCAAGGAGGGCCAATGGAGTACCCGCAATCAACACGGTGTCCATCAACCTCAACCACCCACACCACATCATTCACCAACCGGGGGCCTAGCCCGGGGATATTCTTCATCCTCGGCTCATCAGCAGCAGCCCAGTAGGCAACCACCTCACAAGTCCCCACCAAACCTGGGGGCAAGTCCTTCAGGGGATAGGCTTCCCCGTACTCATACTGGGAATCCATGCCCTCCCTGATCCCATACTTGGGAAAGATTTCCCTCTTCTCCCGCCTATCTACCTTGAGGACCTCGGCAATCCTCTTGTCCCTGCGTACTTCAAAGTAGGTAAGGGTGTCTACCCGGTTGATCTCAAAGGGAAACTGGGCCGTACTCTTCAGGAACTTGTCCCGGTCCTTCTGGAACTGCTTGTACCCACCATCCCCCTGATACTGGTCCGCATCAGGATGGCCGGCAAAGTTGCTCCACCTATCTGCTCGTGGAAGGAACTCCCAGATGGCCCTTCCATCCCCCAAGGCAGCCTCCATCCCCAACCTGAACCAGTCTTCCCCAGCTTCCTCCGTCATCCTTGAGGGCCTGCCTGGCCTGCCCAGGAATGCGGCCCTTGTCCACCTCTCAAGGAGAGCCGCCCTCTCCTGCTCCTTCTTGGAGTTCTCATCATCGGGGATTACCCGGAGGTTCCGGTCTCCCTGGGCCAGGATGGAGGCCTCCCTCTGGATCACATCCCCGAGGATTGCCTGTCCTGCCCGCAACGGGGGCTGAGAACTCCGGTACGGGGTAGGAACATAAGGGGTCTGGAGCAACTTGCGCCTATTCCTGACCCCTATCACCAAGTCATCATAGGAACTAGGAGTATCCGGGCCAGAGGTAGTGGAATACATGGTGGTGGAACCCCCATACATCCTCCGGCGCTCCTCGATCCGGGCGCGGATGACCTCATGGGAAGGTAGTTCCAAATTGACCCCAGGAGGCGGGGCCATCTCTCCAGCACTAGCCACTATTCACTCCAGTACCAGTCACTATTCACTCCAGTACCAGCCATCATCCATCCCCCTCAAACCGCCCCAGCCAGCTCCCCAAGCCGGGTCAGGGCATCCCGGTCCATGGCCCCCTGGGGAGTACCAAACATTGGTTCCCCTGCCTCAAAATCCCCTAGACTCTCTGCCAGCTTCATGGTGAAGGTTCCCAACGGCCTCCGGCTAAGGGCCATCAACCCATACCTCAGCGCATCATAGGCATGGTCTTCCGTCCGGGTATTCACATCCTCCACCCTCCGCTCGTCATACACCATGTTGGGGAGGGTCCTGATGAGGTTCTCACAGGTACGGAAGATACGGAGACCGGGAATCTGGGGACCAAGGGGAGTACCATCATCCCCCGGCCCTAGTAGCAAAACGTCCGGGGCCAGGTATTCATGCACCCTCATCTTTCCATGCAACCTATTGTTCTTCGCCGGGATCAAGGCCAACCCTTCCCTGCCATAGATATCCGCCGGAGAGACCTCATTCTCCCCCTTCCTGGCCCACATGGAAGGATCAGCAATATAGGTGACCCTAGCTCTCTCCGAGGGAGTCATGGCCTTGAGGATTGCCTGGGCCTGGAGCTTGTCCCTGTTGCCCGGACCATAGAGTTCCCGGTACACGATGACCCTTAGAGACTGGGGGTCCTGAGCCATCCACAAGGCGCAGAAGGGGCTATTATACCCATAGTCAATTGCTACTATCCGCCTCCAGTCATCAGGAATCTTGTGGGGTACCAGCACATGCACGGCTGGATCAAACTCCGTGAAGACCTGCCCCTCAAACACATCCCATGACCCATTCAACCAGGCCTTCTTCAACGCTTCGGGCAAGGCTTTCAGTCTCGCTACATACCTTGGATCAGCATTGGTAAGGGCCATGTTGTCAAAGACCCTTGAAGGGATGAAGGCCATGGTAAGCCCCGTGTCCTTCTCCTTCACCGTGACATTCCCGCTGGGGAAGGGGTCTATGAACCGCTTCTTCACCCACCCATGGCCCACTCCCCCAGGGTTCCCGGTAAGCCTCAACCTGGTAGGGATATCAACTCTAGAAGACCGGAGGCTCCCCGTGATGGAGAAGTACTGGCTATCCGTGAATTGGGTGGCCTCCTCAAAGCCCACCGTGTGGTACTGGGCGCCCTGGTACTGCCTCCTATCTTCCTCCTCCTTGCAATGACCGAACTCAACCATGGAGCCATTGGGAGCAGTGAATCTCCGGTACTGACCGTGCCAGGCCCATTTCTCTCCCACAAACTCCTGCATCCGGGACACGGCTCCCCCGGCCTTGATGAGGTCTACCCATTCCCTTCGCAAGATGAGATGATTAGACTTTGCATATTTGGAAGCCCTAAGAATCATGTAGGCAACTAGGGCATCCGTCTTGCCCCCACCTCTAGCGCCTCCAAAGAGGACCTCATCCTCTGTCCGCTCAAGGAAAGCCATTTGCCGGGGCTGGGCCTGCCAGGTGAAGGAAGAGGGGAGGGAGGAAGAGGGAGGAATGAATGAAGCAAGGTTGGTAGAGGAAATGGGCAACTCCTTGGGGGTAGGGAAAAAAAATTTGCCTTACACCTATGAAACGTTTGCCTGAAAAATATTTACAGGGAAATAAGAGGATTGACCCTTTCACGCCTATAGGTTCAAGAAGCGATGGCGGACGGGGCGCGGGCCAGGGGATCGGGATGATGTTAAGTAATATGGTCTACTTAGTTTACTACAGTACCAGCTAGCTGTTGCCTGGCACGCATCCCTGATAGCGTCGTCCCCCAACGGATCAGCTTGCGAGTAGCACGGTTCTAAGTCACAAGTGA